CTATAATACACGTACTACAGCCCATTACTGTGTCCCTGCTGGCTATACGGCATACTTAGTACAAGGCACCATAACTGCAGGACAAGCCTCGGGTTCTACATCCATTACAGCGTTTTTGAAACAGCACGGTCCTGACGGTATTTTACGCGTCGCTGCTGTGTCTACACTAAATAACGGCTCTATTACCTACGACTTTACGTACCCTATTGCAGTAGCAGAAAAAAACTGTATTGGTGCTTCAGCCATTGGTATTGCTGCAAATAACTCGGTTAGTGCATTCTTTAATATTGTGTTAATAAAGAATAATGGAACTGCATAATGAGTATCCATAACTTAACTAAAGAAGAACTGCTAGAGCTAGTAAAGTTTGCTATAACCGAAGCAGTTGAAGTACATCCACTTAGCCCTGAAGAAGTACACTGGGTTAGGTTAGCTATTAAAGCAGAAGTAGAACGTGCAGAATTACGCAAAGCAATTATAGAGAAAACATTGACCGGTCTAGTGTGGACATTACTATGCGGAGTAGGTGTATACTTTGTAGATTGGTTTTCAGCCCATTGGATAGCAAGTAAATAGGAGATAGTATGATAGTAAACGAAAACGGTTGGGGCGACAAAAAAGCTCCAGTAGCTAAAGAAGAAGTTAAAGATGTTCGCAAAGCTAAACTTCAAAAAGACGCGCCTGTTAAAGAGGTAGTGGAAGATGCCGAGCAAGAGTAAACCTCAAGCTAAACTAATGGCTGCTGCGGCACATAACCCTAAATTTGCTAAGAAGGTAGGTATTCCTACTAAAGTAGCAAAAGAGTTTAATGCAGCGGACAAAGGCAAGAAGTTTAAAGAAGGCGGTCCATCATTAGCAGTTGGTCGCGGTGAGAAATTACCAGTATCGAAAGGTGCTGGACTTACTGCTAAAGGACGCGCAAAATATAATGCAGCAACTGGATCTAACTTGAAAGCTCCTCAGCCAGAAGGTGGTCCACGCAAGAAATCGTTTTGTGCCCGTATGTCAGGTATGCCAGGCCCAATGAAAGACGAGAACGGCAAGCCTACACGCAAGGCAGCGTCATTAAAACGTTGGAAATGTTAACAAGGAACTATTATGGCTGACAATAAAGCAAAACCAATGGTTGTAAAACCTGTAAAACCAGTGAAATCTGAAACAACTGACGAAGATTACATGCCTTCTGACATTAAAGATAAGTTACAAGACATGAAGAACAAAAAAGCTGCTGAGAACTATGAAGCAACTAAAAGATATAAAAAAGGTGGCGATGTAAAATCTGATATGTCGCAAGACAAAAAGATGGCTAAGAAAGCTATTGGTATGCATGAGTCACAATTACACGGCGGCAAGAAGTCTAACCTAACTAAACTTAAAAGCGGCGGCTGTACTAAAATGGCTCGTGGCGGTGGTATTGAAAAACGCGGTAAAACTAAAGGAAGGATGGTGTAATTATGGCTAAATCTTTTATGGACATTATGAACACTGTACCTATTGATATGACTGATCCTGATGAGGTCACCATACGCAATCCTTTTGGCCCCAGTAATTCGAGGGGTAAAGGGTCTTCTATGGTAGATTTGACAGACCCAGATGCTGTTACTTTACGAAATCCATTCCGTAAAAAAGCAAAGCCTGAAGACATGTCTAAACGTATTACAGAAAAAAGTAATGCCGGACCTAACGTAAAACCATCAAAACCAAAAGCATCAGGTTACAAAATGCCTAAGTCAACTACTCCTGATATGGATACGACACAAGGCACTAGAGGTTCACGAGTTAGCTTTGAAGCAGGTGAAGTTAAAGAGTCACCAAAAGAGACAGCAAAAGCAGCTCCAATTGAAGAAAGAAGTACACCAGCAGAAAAACGTGCTGATAGAGATAAAGAAGAATCACGCTTTAGTACTAGCAATCCTATGGGCATGAAAAAAGGCGGTAAAGTATCTTCAGCATCTAAACGCGCCGATGGCTGCGCATTACGTGGTAAAACGAGGGCATAATTATGGGTATGGGTAGAGCAGCGGGTACCGCAGTATATAACACAATGCAAAATCAAATGGGTGGTATGGGCGGTAAAGGCGGCCAACAACCTCAAGGCGGTTTCCGTGGTAAAGGCGGTGCGCAACAGACACAAGGCGGATTTGGTGGCAAAGGCGCTGGGCGATTTCAACCACAACAACCACCACAACCACCACAAGGTGGCTTCAGTGGTAAAGGCGGCCAACAGCAAAACCCGTATGCTCAACAGTACTACCAACCACAGTTCCAACCAGAATACTTTAACAACCCATATTCACAAGGTGGGTTTGGTCAACAGCCTCAAATGGGCGGTATGGGTGGTAAAGGCGGTAATATAAACCAAGTTGGACCTGACGGTAGACCATTAGGTGCCCGTGGATTTAGTGGCTTTAGTGGTATGAATAAAATGGGTGGTATGGGCGGTTCACAATCTAACCTTCCTGAATATGCTCAACCGTACTTTGCTAGTATGCTAAGAGGACTACCACAACGATCAGGCCTAGCAGCATTAGCACAACCAACTGCAACGACACAAGCAGCGTCTCCAGCACCAGAGCAACCATTTATGGGTAATTACTTAAAATGAGACCGTCACGCGGAATGGGCATCATAAACCCAAAGAAAATGCCTGGGGCTAAGGGTAAAACTATTGTTCGTAAGGACAAGCCTCAGTTTGTAACCGAGTACAAGAAGGGTGGCGACGTAAACCTTCCTGGCTTATATGCAAACATCAATGCTAAAAAGAAACGTATTGCCGCAGGGTCTGGTGAAAAGATGCGTAAACCTGGAAGTTCAGGGGCGCCCACTTCAGACGCGTTTAAAAAATCCGCGTTAACAGCTAAAAAGTAAAGGAACTAACATGATGGAACTCTATAGCATAGGTTTGATTTGTGGCTTTACTGTAGGGATTCAACATGAGCTCATAGAAGATGACAACTTCCTCATCTTAAGTTTGGGTATAGTAGAAGTAGTATTTATTTGGTAAGGATTATATGGCTTTAAACACAGCAACGTCAGGTACATCCTCTTTTAATCTAGACATTAACAATCTAGTAGAAGAAGCGTTTGAGCGCTGCGGCGCAGAGTTACGCACGGGCTATGACTTAAGAACTGCGCGTCGTAGTTTAAACCTACTTACTATCGAGTGGGCTAACCGTGGCATTAACTTGTGGACTGTAGAACAAGGCGAGATTCCTTTGGTTCAAGGCCAGATTATGTATGCCTTACCTACCGAAACCATTGACTTGTTAGATCAAGTAGTGCGTACTGGCACAGGCCAAAACCAAACAGACATCAATATCACACGTATCAGTGAGTCTACTTACATCACTATACCTAACAAAAACACACAAGGCCGACCAATTCAAATTTGGATTAACCGCCAATCAGGTAACACTAACTCAACAACCTCTACGCTATCAACCACGATTACTGCAACGTCTACATCGATTGATTTGAGTGACGTGACAATGCTAGGCTCAGCCGGGTTTATTAAATTAGACAACGAGATCATTAGCTACAGCAACTTGTCTAAATCAACGACGTCCTCTGCGGGAACATTGAGCAACTTAGGCCGTGGTCAACAAAATACAATCGCTGCATCGCATACAGCAGGAGCAGCTGTGACCGTAACCAACGTGCCAAACGTAAGCGTATGGCCAGCACCAGAACAAAGTGACTACTACACATTGGTGTACTACCGTCTACGCCGAATCCAAGACGCGGGCTCAAGCGGTACTAATACACAAGACATACCGTTTAGGTTCTTACCAGCGATGGTTGCAGGGTTAGCGTATCACTTAAGCTTAAAGATACCTGATGCTCTACCTAGGGCTGAAATGTTAAAAGCAATATACGAAGAGACTTTCCAGAACGCAGCTGACGAGGATAGAGAAAAGGCCGCAATTCGCTTAGCCCCACGCATGCAGTTCATGAGGTAGGTTATGGCTAGTAAATTCTCAAGTGGTAAGTTTGCGATTGCCCAGTGCGATCGCTGTAATTTTAGGTTTAAGTTATCCCAGCTTAAACGGTTGGTTATTAAGACTAAAAATGTTAATATCCTGGTGTGCCAAGATTGTTGGGAACCGGATCAGCCACAGTTACAACTAGGTATGTACCCAGTCAATGACCCACAAGCGGTTAGAGACCCACGACCAGATTTAGGCTATTATCAATCAGGTTTAAATGGGTTACAATTAACGGAAACAACAGGCGTTAGCCCAAATGCAACTGGGGTTCCCCTGCAAGGTAGTAGAATAATACAGTGGGGCTGGAATCCGGTAGGACTGCATGACCCATTTAATCTAGAGGTTAACTATTTAGTAGCCGAAGGTCAAGTCGGTACAGTAACAGTAACAACAACTTAGGAGTAATAAAATGGCATTTAAAGCAGGCGCACAAGGTATTAATAAAAAAGGTAAAACTAAAGGCAAACAGTTAGGCATCGATGGTGCTAAACTGCCTGTTGATGGTGGTGTTTCTAAAGGTGGTAAAGCACGTTCAGTTAAATCCGTCGACATGAAGAAAATGGGTCGTAACTTAGCTCGTGCAGCTAATCAAAAAGGCGGTTAATATGGCTGAATATAAACAACCACAAGTGGTACCTAACGCGGACATCAGTTACAACACTGATCCAAACAACATAAGTGCAGATAAATCAAACGGCGCTATTCCAGCTCGTCGCGTAAGCGGTGGTAATCCTGCACGTAATGAAGTTAAAACAGCTGGCGTAGCGCAACGTGGTAAGGGCGCGGCTACAAAAGGCTTCACTTCACGCGGTCCGATGGCATAAGGTAGGTCAATGAACTACACCCAATTAGTTGCGGCTATTGAAAGCTACACCGAGAATCAGTTTGAAACGACTGATATAGACACGTTTATTAAAGAAGCAGAGCAACGAGTTTACAACTCTGTGCAATTGCCAGCCTTGCGTAAGAACGTGACAGGTAATTTAACCAGCGGTAACAAGTATCTTTCATGCCCATCTGATTGGCTAGCAACGTTTTCATTAGCTTTGATTAATGGCAATAACGAGTTCACGTACTTATTAGACAAGGACGTTAACTTTATTCGTGAGTCTTACCCTGATACTGATGCTGCGTTCTACGGAACCCCTGAGTATTATGCACAGTTTGACCAGAATACTTTTATATTAGGACCAACACCAGACGCAAGTTACAGTATGGAGTTGCACTACTTCTATTACCCACAGTCGATTGTTACTGCAGGTACTAGTTGGTTAGGTGATAACTTTGATTCTGTACTGCTATATGGCGCATTATTAGAAGCTTACACCTACATGAAGGGTGAGGCTGATGTAACAGCAACATATCAAAAACGTTACGATGAGGCTATGGCTTTATTGAAACAACTTGGTGATGGTAAAAATAGAAGAGACGCATACCGCAATGGGCAAGTAAGATACCCAGTAATGTAATTTAGGAGAAACAAAAATGGCAATTTCACAAGCAATGTGCACGAGTTTTAAAGTTCAGTTATTGAGCGGCTCGCAAAACTTTAACACAGGTACAACAAAGGTTTATAAAATCGCGTTGTATACTTCAGCAGCAACACTAGGCGCAAGTACTACTACATACTCAGGTACTACAAATGAAGTAGCTAACGGTGGGGGTTACTCAACAGGTGGTAACACCCTTACAGTGTCTCAAGTGCCAACATCATCAGGTACTACAGCGTTTATTGACTTCGCGGATACTACTTGGTCAGCAGCAACAATTACTGCTCGTGGCGCGTTGATATATAACAGCACTGATGATACTGCAGTAGCAGCGTTGGACTTTGGTTCTGACAAAACATCAACTGCTGGTGACTTTACAATCATATTCCCAACAGCGGACGCAACAAACGCAATCATCCGTATAGCCTAGAATAGGAGTCTCAAATGGCTCTAGTTCTTAAAGACCGGGTTAAAGAAACCTCAGTATCGACTGGTACTGGGGCAATTGCGCTTGATGGTGCTACAGGTGCATATCAAGCATTTAGTACGATTGGTAATGGTAACACAACCTACTACTGCATAGCAGGGCAGACCACTGGTGAATGGGAAGTGGGCATTGGTACATACACCACATCTACTGATACCTTATCTCGTGATACTATTCTTGCCTCGTCTAACAGCAACGCAATCGTTACCTTCTCTGCCGGTACTAAAGACGTATTCATAACCTACCCGTCTGAGCAAGCGGTTTATCAAGAGGTAGATGGTAGCCTTAAACTTATTGCGGGGGTTATTGAAGTTTCTTTAGATGGAACTCATGGCACAACTTTAGCTAACACCGCATTCCAAGCGTTTGCTACTACTAATAGCTTCCTACAAAACAACATACAAAACTTAGATAGCGGTTCAGATGCATCAGGGGATTATGTAGCTACTAATGATGTTGGGGATGATACTAAGAATTATGTAGACTTAGGGATTAATAGTAGCGGGTTTACTTCCG